CTGTTTTGAACTGGTACAAAGTTTTCTCCTTTTGACGCTTGACTATAGGAATGTATAAGAATATAAGCGTCTTTGTCAAGGCCGTAAAAGGGTCTTTAACAACGAAAGAGAGAAAACATGAACGATATACTATCAATGATGGAATCCGACTTTGAAGATACAGTCGCTAACTCCGTCGAAAAGGGTAACCTTGGTGAGATTTCCACCCTAGCCCGAAAAATCCGACAAGCGCAACAAGAAGTCGAAGAGATTGAGAAAGACCTCAAATCTCGGAAGAAAGACTTGTTGAAGCTGACTGATGAAGAACTGCCTTCTGCTATGCAGGAGTTGGGCATGTCTTCGTTTTCATTAGATGACGGTTCTACTGTGGATGTTAAACCTACATATGGAGCCAGCATATTAGTGGCTAACCGCCCTCTTGCTTATGAATGGCTGCGTGAAAACGGTTACGACGATATTATTAAGAATGTCGTAGCTTGTGAATTTGGTCGTGGAGAAGACGATCAGGCAAGTGCCTTTAAAGCTTTTGCTGCAAAAGAAGGCTTTCCCGCCGATCAGACCGAAAGTGTTCATTCCGGAACGCTCAAGGCTTTTGTTCGGGAACGTGTCGAAGCCGGGGATGATTTCCCTATGGAATTGTTTGGGGCCTATGTAGGCCAACGCGCTATAATCAAAGGAGCAAAATAATGGCGAATGCAGTTGCAAAAACAAAAAAGTCTGACGTAGTACAGTTTGATGGGGCTATGTTTGAACAGGATGCTGGTCAAGGTAACCAAAACATCAGCAGTGATGATCTGGCCCTGCCGTTTCTCAAGCTTCTAAGCGGCTTGGACTCTGTTCTGGACACCCATGAGACCGCCCGGAAGGGTGACATCTATAACACCGTCTCAGGAGAGGCTATAAGCGGTAAGGAAGGCCTGTTGGTCATTCCATGCGCCTATCAGCGTGTATTCATTCAGTGGCTTCCACGGGGCTCAGGATCGGGCGCACCTATGGCTATATACCAGCCTAACGATTCCACTCGCCCTAAAACTGAGCGTAGCAGCGAAGACAACAAAGAATACGTTGTTGGCGGCGACGGTGATTACATCGAAGAAACTCACCAGCACTATGTTCTGGTAGTCAAAGAAGACGGCTCAACCGAGACCGCTCTGATTGCGATGAAGTCCACGCAGTTGAAGAAGTCTCGCAAGTGGAACAGCATGATCCAATCGGTCACCATGCAGGGGAAAAACGGTCCTTTCAACCCGCCGCGCTTCTCTCACATCTACCGTATCAAATCGGTAGCAGAAGAAAACTCTAAGGGTTCTTGGCACGGCTGGGAAATGTCGCGTGAAGAACCAATCCAAGATGCGAACATTTACGCACAGGCTAAAGCTTTCTCTGAAAGCGTCTTGAGCGGCGATGTAGTGGTAAAGCATGAAAACGATAAAGCTGAGAACACAAACTCAGACGACATCCCGTTTTAAGTTTTACTAGGGGGCTGCTACGGCAGTCCCCACCGCAAGGACATCACCATGACAGTTAAAAAGTTCTCGTCTATCTTTGATGGACTAAAAGAAGCTTACGGCACATATCGCGTAGAAAAAACGCAGTCCAACGGCAAGAATACAGGAAAAGCAGGGATTGTTCGTGAACCGCGGAATGCGGGTCTATGGGAGGGCCACCTGTCCGGCAAGGGCAACTCTATTGGCATCATCCCGATTAATGCCGACAACATGTGCAAATGGGGTTGCGTTGATATCGATCAGTATCCGTTAGACCACAAGCTCCTGTTGGAAAAGATTAGAAAATTAAAGATACCTCTGGTTGTCTGCCGTTCTAAGTCCGGTGGGGCTCACTGCTTCCTCTTCTCTACAGATTGGGTTGAAGCAAAGGACATGCAGAAATCATTGAAGAGCGTGGCCGCTGCGCTGGGCTACGGTGAGAGCGAGATATTTCCAAAGCAGATCAAACTGCACTTGGACCGCGGAGATGTAGGAAACTTTCTAAACCTACCGTATTACAACGCGGAAGAAGGTTTACGCTACGGCATCTTGGACGACGGCACATCGGCTTCTCTTGAAGAGTTTTTTGAGCTTTACGAAAAGTATGCTCAGACCCCGGAACAGATACAAAAGTTACAGATTACAGAAAGCGCCGAGGGTACGCCTGTTCGGGACGGCCCGCCGTGCTTGCAGCACCTTGTCAAAGAGAAAATCTCCGAAGGTGGGCGCAATAACGGTCTGTTTAATATCGGCGTCTATTTGCGCAAAGCGTACCCTGATAGCTGGGAAACAGAAATCCTAACGTACAACATGCAGTACTTAGAGCCGCCCTTGCCCCTGTCAGAAGTGACAGTGGTGGCAAAGCAGCTTGATCGCAAGGATTATGCCTACAGGTGCAGCGACGCGCCAATTAACGCGCACTGTAACAAGGAACTCTGCCAAACCCGCAAGTTTGGCATTGGGAGCGCCGTACAGAACGCTACAGTAGCCAATTTGCGTAAGTATAACTCAACACCCCCGGTTTGGTTTATGGACGTTAACGGCGAGCCTCTGGAGCTAGACACCGACGCCCTAATGAGCCAGCCCATGTTCCAGAAGGCTTGCATGGAGCAACTAAACTTCATGCCGCGTAGCGTGGCAAAGCAACAGTGGGAAGGTCGGATCAGCGCCCTGCTTACAGAAATGCGCGAGAACGAAAGCGCCATCATGGAAGTAGCCGTGGACGCCAGCATCAGCGGGCAGTTCTACGATTACCTAGAAGAGTTTTGCCGCTTCCTACAGCAAGCGCAGGACAAAGAAGAAATCTTGCTTCGCCGCCCTTGGACCGACGAGGACGCAATGGTCACTTACTTCCGCCTGAAAGACTTTGAGAACTTTCTAAAGAAGAACAAATTCTTTGAGTATAAGTCTCACCGAATTGCTCAACGCCTGCGGGACATCAACGGTGACAGCACCGTGCTCAAGATCAAAGGTCGAGCCGTCCGCGTCTGGCAGATACCTGCCTACAATGTAGGGGACATGGACATATCTACACCGGACTTTGCGCCAAAACATGGGAGCCCGTTTTGAGTAAGAACGTCTTTAAAGAAATGCGTAACGCCGAAATCGTTCACATGATCGATCAAAGGCACATGACAAAAACAGCAGTGGCTAAATGGTTCAACATTAGCAAGCAGCGCGTCTGGCAGATTTACCAAAGGGAGAAAGAGAATGTTCAGGATATTCGGCCCACCGGGGACGGGGAAGACAACTCGACTTCTTAATATGGTCGATGACGCCCTCCAGAAGGGTGTCGAACCTCGCAGCATTGCTTTCCTAGCCTTTACACGCAAAGCGGCTAATGAGGCCAAAGAACGCGCGGCTAAACGCTTTAACCTAGACCCAAAGAAAGACCTATTCTACTTTAGAACCCTGCACAGTCTGGCCCTGACCTGTTCCGACATCCGGACAGAGCAAGTCATGCAGGACGAAAACTACAGAGAACTTTCTGAAAAAATGGGTGTGGAGCTTCAAATCACCCGCTCAAACAGCTTTGACGACGATCTGCCCGATATGACCAAAGCCACAGACCCCATCTTGGGCATGATAAACCTTGCCAGAATGCGTAAAGTGTCTCTGCGTGACCAGTACAACTCTATGGATAGCCCGATTGAGTGGAACATTATAAAGTATGTGGATGAATGCCTGCGCAGCTACAAAGAAAACCTAGAGATGTACGACTTCACAGACATGCTCGAAAGCTTTCCAGAAGAGGGCTTCCGCTCATGCCCCGCGTTTAAACTCTGCTTTGTAGATGAGGCACAAGACCTTTCCCCTATCCAGTGGGACATTGCTCATATTTTAGATGAAAAATCTGACCGTATGTATTGCGCTGGGGACGATGACCAAGCTATCTATAGGTGGGCTGGGGCAGACGTAGATCACTTCATTAACCTCGACGGTGGGTCAGAAACCCTGTCTCAGTCCTACCGAATTCCGCTAGAGGTACACCGCCTCGCAGAGCGGGTCGTGGGACGCATAGATAAAAGGTTCCTAAAAGATTACGAGCCAAGAGTAGACAGTCTTGGATCAGTGCGCCGCATCTTTAGTATAGAAGAAATGGACATGTCAGAAGGAACGTGGCTCGTGCTTGCTCAAGCCGGATACCAACTCCAGCCCGTAGCTACCGAACTAAAGTCCAGCGGATATCTGTACGAATATCGCGGCCATCGGTCCATCTCCGAAAAACTGAGTGACGCCGTGAACGGCTGGGAGCAATTGCGAAAAGGTAGAGATATACCCGGCGCAACCGCTAGAAAAATATATGCCTACATGTCCGTCGGGGACCGTATCACCCGAGGGTTTAAGAAACTGCCCGGTCTGGAGGACCAAGACATCGTAAACATGCAATCGCTGACCGCGCACCACGGGCTTTTAGCCGACGACAGCATGATCTGGTCTGAGGCGATGAACAAAATACCGGACAACGAC